ATACATTTACCCCTGGTGATAGCTGAAATGCCATGGATTTCTCCTTAGTTTACGGGTCAATTTTTTCTTTATAGACTATTTAGTTTTTTATAGATTTGAGGTTAAATAACCAGGTGGAAGTTGAGGTTTATCTAAATCGCCTCTATCTTGCCTCCATACATCTCCAGAATCAACATCATATTCTTCTTCAGTTCCAGTTAGCACAAATCCAAATGGAACCACTTCTTCTTCTATTTGTTTTATTCTCTCTTGGTACATAGCTTCACGAAGATTGACATTGTTTAACTCTTTGAAGTAAGGGTTTGTTGTTAACCAACTAAACAATACCAACGGCATTACTAAATCATCATGGTAACCATCATCAGCTTCATAGCTATCTCTTACTTGAATGAAGGTTGATATCTCTGAAATGGTGTCAGCATCAGTAATTAAAAGTTTTTTTTCTTCTACCAAAGCCTTAAAGGTGAAACAACCAATGCGTTTCACCCTTTTGTCGGTCTGAACACCCAACTGTGTCTTACCGCCACCAAAACCACCAGAAACAATTTGACCGCTCTTGGTGTTCCTATTTACAAAAACAAGATTCTCATACTCTAGTTCATTGTGCATAATATGTGCAACTTGTTCTGACGAGTTAATCTCAATCAAAACATAAGCCATATTAAAGTCTTTAGCTACCTTATGTATAATACTTGGATAAAGCATAGGTGCAATCTTATTGTCCCTATACTTACCAACCAACTTATAAGGTACCTCTGTAATATCTATAATGACAAAGGCGGAGTAATCGCCACCAACACCTTTGGCAGTATCGGCAACAATAACATAACTGTGAGGCTTCTTAATTAGTTCTTCATTGTCGTTTCTTTCACCCTTAACTGGATATTCATACAAATCTAACCCATCTTTGGAATAGACTGTTGGACAAGTGGACATATACTCAATAGTATCCGAATTGATTAATGTAAGGGACGAACCTAGGAACTTGCATAGAACTTCCTGGTTGTATTTTAAGTCACCTAGTTGTCTGCGTTGTTCTAGCGCCCACTTTTCATCTCTGCCTGGAATCTTAGAATACGGAATAAACATTGGCACAAAGTCATTGTTGCCATTAACCGCATCATTCCAAAATTTCCAAAAGTGATTATAACCAAGTGGTGTTGAGGTAATCAGAATCTTTGTCGTTTGACCGGCAGAGATAACTGGATATACCGCAGTAAAGAACGCATCTGCAACAGTATTTGGAATGATTGCGGCTTCGTCAATATACAATAAGTTAACGGACTTACCACGAATACCAGCAGCAGTTGTAGCAGCAGTAAAGACAATTGAACCATTCTCTAGTTCAATGTCACCTTTGTTCCATGTTTTAATACCTTGTTGCATCCATGGTGGCAAGTGCTCAAACATTAACTGGTACCGTGACATAATCTCACGAGCAGTTGATGCTTTGTTAGCAAGAACGGCTACAGTTTTAGAATCTTGAAATAAAGTATACCAAAGAATGTAGGCAGCAGCAGAAGTAGTTTTACCTTGCTGACGACCTTCCATAAGAATAACCTTTCGGTTATCATGGATTAATTTAATCTTTTCTTTTTGGCAATCGTAGAGTTTGAATGGTTGTATACCATGGTCTAGTGTTACAATGTAACAGTAGTTGTCAATAAAATATACAGGATCCTCAACACACTTTGCAACCTCTAAAATCTGCTCTTCGGTATAAGATAATTCTATACCTGCTCGTTTTAGACTTGCATTACCATTATAACCATTATTAATCATTCAATATTACTTAGTGATACTTCTCAACATCCACGCTTTCTTCTGGTGGGCACCAAGAAGGTCTTGTAAAAAGTTACCTACTGCTGGTTCGTCTGCTTGATTAGCTGCAACGATACCTGCACGAAGATGGACGATATAACGGTCATTATCTTCTTTTAAATTTCTCATCATTGTCATAGCATCAGGCACATTAGTTGCTTCTGGAATATCTGCTAACTCTAAGAATCTTTCCATGGAACCAGGTGCATATGAATCTAAACGGCGTAAGTGTTCTGCAATATCATCCGTTTGTGCCCAAACATCATTATAAAAACCATCTAAAAAAGAATGGTATTGTGGGAAGTTTGAACCCTCAATATTCCAATGATAGTTGTGGCTCTTTAGGTATAATGCAAAGTTGGTACCTAAAATTACTTTAAGTTGGTTAATTAATGTTTCCATGACCTTATTTATTCTCTCTAATTTGTTTCAATAATTCTGCCGTAGAACCAACAAAAACTGCTTTTTCTACATTGATTGACTGATTTGTTGTTTGTGTTGGACGCAAATCAGACTTTTTCTTTTGCACTTCCAACAAATCTTTATTTAAATCTGCCAAAGTTTTAATAAAATTGGCGGCAACTTCATATGCCCTAGGATGCTCAGATTCTTGTGCAACCAATAATAAGTTGTCAATAGCACCACTACCTTTATCTAGTAATGCTTTAATATTCTTTCTGGCCAAAGCAGCATCAGTTTCAACCTCATCACCAACCACAATCTCTGTAGCCTGTGTTGCAATAGGTAAAGATGGTGTAGTTTCTAATGGTTCAATGTCAAATATTTCTGATAAATTATCGTTTAATTTTTTCATAATAAAGTATTAGGCCATTCAACAAATGTTTCTTCAAATCCATAAGGATCATTTACATTTGCTGTTGGTGGGTTAATTGTGGTAATAATAATGGCTGTTTTTGATACTGTATGATCCACACGACTTACTGTAAATGAAGCATTAGAATATGCACCAACAATTTTATCATTGACACTAATTCTATTATTTAAATCTGTTAATATTAAAATACCAGTTGCAGTATTACTAAAATATGTTACTTTGCCTGTTGTTCCTTTAGCTTCAACAATAATATCTTCACCCGTGGTATAAACACCTTTACCAGTTGCAAAGTTGACATATACTTTTTGTGCGTCCAAATCTGTGTGATCGGAGTATATATTGGTATTTGCCTGTTTAATTAATCCTCTATCACTATCAGAATAAACTGGAGGCCAAATGTAAGCTTTTGCGGTAAATGTTAAATTCCAAATAATCAACCTGGTATTCATCATATCGCCTTCATAATCAACTTCAGGAGTTACTGAATTGAGAATAACAGGCATATCATATTTTTGATCCATTTCTTTAATAAAATCAACCGTAACTGTAAAATCAGGTGTAAAAAATGGAAGAATTTGCTCTAAAATTTGTGTGCCATCTTCTGTATTACGAACATAGATGGACAAATTAAAATCAAAATTATATGGAACAGGGGCATATTGACTAGCAAATTTACCAGAACTATACCCAAAATTTTGTAATGTTGTTTGTTGTTTTCTTGTAGTATCATATGACATTCCAACCAAATCAAAACTCATACGAGGCACAAGTGTTGCAATAGATTTTGTAAGTGTTGGGTCCGATGTGATACGGGTCATGTATTTTTCTTTGGCGCCGTATGATAAAGGAATTTTAGTAATTTCGTATGATGTTAACCCATCTTTAGAATACCGAACCAATTGAACATCATTAAACATAGTGCCAAAAGCCACCACAATCTTACGAATGGTACGATTATAAAAATGTGGATTACTTAACATGACTAGGCTTCACCAAATGGGTTGTGTTCTGTAAAATCAAGAATAGCATCCGATTCAGTTTCAATTCGGTTATTATCAACAATATCTTCAAAGGCATCATCCATCGTGGCAGTATCAGAAACAGTATTTAATGTCCAAACTGCACCATTTGTTTTGCCTCTTAGTGAACCAGCACTAAATGTTCCTTGAACTCTATACACATCAACAGAAGAACCAGGAGTATAATTGTGAACAACAGCTTGAGCGGTACAATTAGCATAAGTTGCATCAGGACTCACAAACACAATTTCATCAGGAATATATGTGCCGGTTCCACCAGCTTGTAAGGACAAACGAGTTCTTGGATAAGAATCTCTAATTTGACCATCAATCTCTGATAAACCAGTTTCAATAACTTCATTAGAGAATACAAATTGTTTCATTTTTAATGCGTAAACATATACATTACCACCACGACCACGGCCTAATGTATAGAACATAGCTTGATTGTTTTCGTGTTCTACAAAAGTAATTTCAAAGAAATTTTGTAGCAAAGGAATATAAACTAAATCGCCTTCATATGGACGATGTTTATTTACTGTAAATTGAAATCTACGGCGGGACATTAGCATAGTAATTTCATCACGAATTTCTAAACCAAATTTAGAAATAAAATCGCCTTCACCTTCCATACCCGTTACATCTTCCAAATACATTTCAATTGGGTAAGCAGTTGTATAAGTTTTTAATGTATCTTCACCATACAACATATCAACTTCATCACGAGTTTCTCTTGGAAGATAATACACATCCATGCCATTAATTTGCATGGCTTCTATTACTAGATCCTCAACAAGAAGTTGCTCGCTAGTGACCTGATTTAATGGATAATTTTGAAAATAAAAGTTGGTAGACACATTCTATCCCATCATTATCTCGCCAGGCAGCACATTGATAACATGGATTTGTTCTTCTAACTTATCAATTTCAGCCTGAGCTTCTTGCATAATACGAGGACCATCAAGTGTTACACCACCTGGTAATTGTATACCAGCAAATTTACTAAGATTGCTACCCCATTGGTATTTGATTAATGCGGTAGCGTATTGTTTTAAAAATCTATCATTCCAAATATCAGAGTAACCAGCAGCAGTCATTGTTACACCAGATTGTGTTGA